TGGACCGAATTAAAGCCCTTGGCAATGGCCAGGTTCCAAGAGTGGCAGCAGCAGCATGGAGGATTTTGACGTCATGACAAAACACCAATACCAACTCGAAGCCCTCGCCGGCCTGCAATTCGCCTTGCTGATGTTGAAGCTGGGCGTCCGGATGAGGGCTTGAGACTATTTCGCGCGAAGGCGCATTTAACCGCAGCACCAGAACTAGGAGAACGACATGTGGCCATTCGACATTTTCGCCAAGCGCCGTGAGCGCGAATATCGTGAACAACTCGCATCGGCTGAGCGCGTGCGGCTTCTCAAGCAACAGATCGAGGCCGAGAACCGGCGCCAGATGGCCGCTGCCACCGCAATCAACCGGGCGTCGCTCTATCGATCATCGGCTTCTGCCAGCGCACAGCGTCAAGCCGGCCTGCGCGCCGTCGCTGGTGGCCCTTCGAGCAGCGCGCGTAGCTCGAGCAATACCTCGACTGACATCTATGCCGACCCGCTGAATCCGCTTTCGCCGCTGAATCCTTTCAACCAGTCCAGCATGTGGTCGGCGCCGGCCGAGGAGCCGCGTCACTCGTCCAGCCACTGCGATAGCTCGAGCAGTCATTCCCACTCGAGCAGCGACCACAGCTCGTCGCACAGCCACAGCAGCCACGACCACTCGTGCTCGAGCAGCAGCTACGACAGTGGCTCGTCATCGAGCGGCAGCGACTGGTAACACCACCCCGCCCGTCCTCCGGGCGGCAACAACAACGACAAGGGAAGTTGAATGAAGAACTCGCAATTTTGCATGTTAATGGCGACGATCTACATTGCGCCATGCGCAGCGAATGGGATCAACTTCCTCGCCGCAGCGGTGTTTTTGGTCGGAAGCGCGATCATGCTCGTCAAGGAGCGTCCATGAAACGAATCCTGATCCTGGCTGCGCTGTTGGCTGGCTGCGGCCCCACCACTGGCGCTCGTCCGGGAGGCGAAGAAAAGCCGCAACCGATGGACCCTTGGCTTTACGAGGACCGTGCGACGGGCTGCCAATATTTGGCGACCTCCAGCATTCAAGCTTTGACCCCGCGCATCGCCGCTGACGGCAAGACGCACATGGGCTGCAAGGGTGCGCAGCCATGACCCTCACCCGCTCGCCTCTCAAGCGCAAGGCTCCGCTCGGCCAGCGTGGGCCGATACTCAAGTCGACGCCTACGTTCAAGCAGAGGAAATGCAGCGTCTGTGCGGAGACATTCAGGCCGCAGCGCATGGGGCAGCGGGTGTGCTCGCCGGCCTGCGCCGCGGTGCAGGGAGCCAAGGACAGCCAGAAGCAGGAGCGCGAGGAGACGCGCGAACGCAAGGCAGCGATGAAAACCCGCTCGGCCTGGCTAAAGGAGGCACAGGCTGCTCTCAATCGCTGGATCAGGGAGGTTCGCGACGCTGACATGCCATGCATTTCATGCGGTAGACACCATAAAGGGCAGTATCACGCCGGCCATTACTTGGCTCGCGGATCGCATCCGCATCTGGCTCTGAGCGAGACGAATCTGGCGAAGCAGTGCGCCCCATGCAACACACATCTGAGCGGCAATCAGCTGAATTTCCGTGTCGGCTTGATCGAACGCATTGGCTTGCCAGCTGTCGAGGCGCTGGAGGCCGATAAGACGCCGCGTAAGTGGACGATCGAAGTGCTCAAGGCTATCAAGGCCGACTATCTCAACCGACTGAAGGAGGCGCAATGCTTACGTTCGACGAAGTAGCCGAGCAGCTTGATTACCAGGCTGAAAGTGGCGAGCTTTTTTGGAAAAAAGAAGCTAGAGGAGGCTTTAAAAACTCCGTTGTCATGCATCGCGCTGGAGAGAAAGCAGGATGTGCGCGGCCGGACGGAAGGATCGTGGTCAGGATCAATGGGAATCTATATATGCGGTACAGGGTTTCATGGCTGCTTGCGACCGGGGCTTGGCCCGTCGGAGAAATCGATCATATCAACGGAGACCGCACTGACGATCGGCTATCCAACCTTCGTGATGTGCCGCGCCAAGTGAACCAGCAAAACATACGGTCCGCGCTTGGCAACAAGAAATCATCAAACATGCTTGGTGTGTACAAGAACAAGCCCGGTCGAGCGAAGCCTTGGCGCGCCGTGATATCCGATCAGGGCAAGCAGGTCTATCTCGGTGTATTCGTTACTGAAGAAGAGGCTCATGAAGCCTACTTGAAAGCCAAAAGGACGCTTCATGCTGGTTGCACGATTTGACATGTACCGCGCCAAGCTGCGCGCACTGAAGGAGACGAGCCATGATCGAATCTGACTTCCCCTTCGCCGCCCTCTTTATCCTGAGCTTCTTTGCCGGCTTTGCAGCTGCTATCTGGCTTGCCGTGGTATTCGACCAAGGCGCGCGAGAGATCGCGGAGAAGAAGGATGAAATGGAGCATCCATGACGGCGCAGAAGAACGACCCAGCGCCCATCAAGAAGCTACTCGCAGAATGGGCGCGCTATCACACCGACCACGCTGAGCAAGTACCTTACGACATAAAACGCGTGGCTGAGGAAATCAGCCGTCTCAATCCGAAGTCTGTACGCGTCTTAGAGCTACAATACTGCGACCCACGCCCGCAGAAGGCGAAGGCCGCAGTCCTGCAAATGCCGCGCCAGATATTCTCGGCTCACCTGCGGTGGATCCACGAGCAGCTGTCATTCACGATATTGAGGAAGCCATGAACAACGATGAGAACCCATACGTAAAGGGCGCATGGAAGGGCGGGCAGTTCTACCCGTACAAAAGTCAGGCAGATATGGGTTCGACCGAGACTGAGCGGGCCGCACGCCAGCAACAGGCCACCTTACAGCAACAGGGCGTCGATGAAATGGCGATGAAGAGCGAGCGTAAGTTGCGCGAAATGCTGGCAGACTTGCATCGTGAATACCAAATGCTTGCTGCGCCAATCATTAAGGCCTTGGCGGACATTGAAGCGATGAAGCCACCTCCACCGATCATCATCGAGGCCGCTGCCGAGATCGGGAAGGCCATGCCATGATAGTAGCTCTAATGTTTCTGTGGTTGCTGCACGAAGATTGGCAGGACAAGCGCAAGCTTAAGGCGCATATTCAAGCAGTGGCCGGTGCGCAGACTGCAGCGGCTGAACTTGCGATGCAGATCCAACGAGAACAATTCGAGGTGAGCCGATGAAGCTACCTGAGCACAAATGCGGCCTGTACCTTCAGCACAACGAGCACAGAAACTACTATCAGTCTGCGACCGAATGGATCGCGGATCACGATCTCTATGATTGGAAAGACGAAGCGAGCAAACAGCGAGCCATCCAATCCGACTCGGTCTGGACACTTCAATGGTACCCAGATACGCCTATCGGATTTTGCGCCATAGCCGCTCCGACGCTGGAAGAACTTCTTGAATTCGCATTGTCATGACAATTCATTTCTAGCATCCAAATCCCTCTATCTCTACCATTGTGACTGTGCGCAATTGCGCCTAATCCAGTTCCAATGGGGTGTATATGAGCGGTCTCAAAGACGGGGGCAATCCCCAAGTCGCAGCAAATTGCGCACGCGAGTCGCGCGAAGCCAAAGCCGGCGCATTCCACGGCGGTAAACCACCCAGCGGTCCGAAGAAGGAACCGACACGCTTAAATGGCGTTCCCATGCTCCCTAATAAGGGAACATCGAAGTGAAAGCCATAGCTGTTCGCGGAGAGCAGATCTTTGTTGATGACGAGGATTACGCTCGCCTCAGCGCTCATCAATGGCGTCTAAACGGTAAAGGATATGCGATCCGAACCGCCATCAATCCAGAAGATGGAACAAAGACAATCATCTCTATGCATCGTGATGTCTTGGGAGTTGTGGATAGAACCGCTTCCGTAGACCACATCGACGCGAACAAGCTGAATAACCAACGTTCGAATCTGCGCGTGTGCACTTCTGCGCAAAACATGCAGAACAGAAAACGTCACAGCAACAATAAGTCTGGATTCAAGGGTGTCACCTTCCACACAGCCACCAGAAAATGGGGGGCTGAGGTCAAATGTAATGGAAAGAGAAGGTGGCTTGGGGTCTTCGAAACGCCCCAATTGGCTCATGAAGTCTATTGCCTGGCAGCAGACATGTTACACGGGGAATTCGCAAATCATGGCTGAACTCAAAGCCAAAGCCCGCAACAAGCTTCCGAAATCCGAATTCGGCATGCCGGGTGAGCGTAAATACCCCTTGAATGACAAAAATCACGCGAAGAACGCGAAGGCTCGCGCAAGCCAGATGGAAAAGACGGGGAAGCTGAGTGAGAGTTCAAAGGAAAAGATCGACGCAAAGGCCAATAAGGTCTTGGGCAAAAAGAAGTAATTAACTGAAAGCAACACTAAGCAATGCCATTCGAAAAAGGTAAATCAGGCAATCCAGGCGGACGCGTAAAGCGCACGCAGGAAGAGATCGACCTAATCGACGCATGTAAGAAGCGCACGCCCGATGCGCTGAATGTAATTGGCTCGATCATGGAGCACGGCGAGAACGAGCGTAATCGTCTTTCAGCCGCGCAATACATCATCGACCGGGCATATGGCAAGGCGGTGCAGCAGACGGAATTGACGGGCAAAGGCGGCGAGCCTTTCACCATCCAGATTGTCAGGTTCAGTGGCGATGGCAACGGTCAAGCTGCCTAACAACTGGACGCCTCGGCCCTACCAGCGTGGGGCTTGGGACTATCTGGAGCACGGAGGGCGTCACGCAGAGATTGTGTGGCACCGCCGCGCAGGGAAAGACGAACTGGGGCTGCATTGGACGGCTGTGGCGTCCTTCCAGCGCGTGGGTACCTACTGGTACATGCTGCCGCTGGCGTCGCAGGCGAAGAAGGCCATCTGGAACGCGATCAACCCGCACACGGGCAAGAAGCGCATTGACGAGGCCTTCCCTGAGGCCATCCGCAAGCGCAAGAACGACCAAGAGATGTACATCGAATTCGTTAATGGGAGCACATGGCAAGTGGTTGGCTCGGACAACTTCAACTCGTTGGTTGGCTCGCCTCCGATTGGCCTCGTGTACTCGGAGTGGGCGCTGTCCAATCCTGCTGCCAAGGCATACCTTCGCCCGATCCTCGCTGAGAACGGCGGCTGGCAAATCTTCAACACGACGCCACGCGGGAAGAACCACGCCTTCCGCACGCTCCAAGGCGCCAAGGACGATCCAAATGCATTCGCCCAGGTGCTGACCGCGAGGGACACCGGCATCCTGTCGACCGAGCAGCTTGATCGACTGCTGGCCGAATACATCACGGACTACGGCGAGACGCTGGGTACTGCGTACTTTGAGCAGGAGTTCCTTTGCAGCTTCGAGACGCCTGTGATGGGCGCTGTCTACGCGAAGGAACTGCGCGAGTCAGCCGATCGCATTCGCACCGTGCCGTATGACCCGACGAAGCCTGTCCACATCTTCTGGGACTTGGGCCGGGCCGACAAGACGGCCATCTGGTTTGCACAGCTTGCGCCGTTCGAATACCGCGTGATCGATTACATGGAAGGCGTGGGCAAGCACATTGGCGAGTACATCGTCGACCTGCAGGCGAAGCGCTACGCCTATGGTGATTGCTGGCTCCCGCACGACGCCAACAACGAACTGTTGGCTGCTGAACGCACCGTCGCACAACAGCTGCGCACGGCTGGCTTCAAGACGCGCACGGTGCCTAAGACGTCGGTGGATACGCGCATCGAGGCCGCACGCCTGATCCTGCCGCTGTGCTACTTCGACGAGCGCAAGACGGAGCTGGGCTTGGACGCACTTCGCAACTACCGCTATCGCGTCGACGAAGAAACGAAGCAGTTCAGCAACGAGCCCTTGCACGATTGGGCCTCGCACGCTTCGGATGCATTCGGCTACATGGCCATCGCGCTGAAGGAAGCGAAGCAGAAGCCAGAGCACAAGATCAACAAGCCTCGTTTGGCTATGCCTGGGCGTGTGACGCCTGGCTACTGGATGTGACATGGCTGAACGTTCAAAGGACATCGTTGCTCGCGCCCATAAGCGCTTCAAGCTCTGCGTAGAGTGGGAGCAGGACACGCGCCAGCGCTTCAAGGACGACATCCGCTTCCTGTTTGCCGACTCGGACAATCAGGAGCAGTGGAACGCCGCTGTGCGCGCACGCCGGCAGATCCAAGACCAGCCGATGGTCACGATCAACAAGACGCACACGCACTGGCTGCATGTGGTTAATGAGGGCAAGGAAAACAAGCCATCGGTCGTCGTGCACCCAACGGGCGATCAGGCCACATACGAGGCCGCGCAGATCATCGAGGGCATCGTACGTCACATCGAGTACATCTCGGACGCACAGACGGCCTACGACAAGGCCAGTGAGTTCCAGGTGGGCGGCGGCATCGGCTACTGGCGCATCGTCACTGACTACGCCGACGAGAACGGTTTCGACCAAGAGATCTACATTCGTCAGATTCCCGATCCGCTGTCGGTCTACCTCGACCCGCACATCAAGACGGTGGACGGCTCCGACGCTCGCTTCGGCTTCGTGTTCGACGATATGCCGCGCGATAAGGCTGAGGCCAAGTACGGAGCGGTGCTGGACAAGCAGACGTTCGGCGATGGTGCACTGTCGTGGAACCGCAAGGACGTCGTTCGTGTCGCTGAGTACTACGAGGTGATCGAGTCCAAGGAGTGGCTGTACGCGGTTGAGGGCGATAACGGTATCGAGTACGTGCGCGAATCCGAACTGCCTGACGAAGCTCGGCCGATGCTGAAGGCTGCATTCGATCAGGGCAACGCACAGCGCCGTCGTGTCGACAAGCGCACCGTGATGCACTACCTGATCGTGGGCGACAAGATCGTCGAGTCAAGCACATGGGCAGGCAAATACATCCCAATCATCCGCGTCCCGGGCGAAGAGATCGTCATGGAAGGCCGTCTCGATCGCAAGGGACTCGTGCGCTATCTGAAGGACGCTCAGCGCGCGTACAACTACAACGCATCTGCCGCGCTGGAGTTCGGAGCACTCCAAAGCAAGTCACCGTACATGGCGCCCGTGGAGGCCATCGAAGGCTTGGAGAACTACTGGGCCTCGGCGAACACGCAGAACCATGCCTACCTGCCATACAACCACGCTGACGAGAACGGGAACCCGATCCCATCGCCTGAGCGTCAACAGCCGCCCTCTTCCGCTCCTGTGTTCATGGATGGGATGCAGGCTGCCGAACGCGAGCTGATGATGGCGTCTGGCCAGTACGAAGCTACGTTCAGCGAGCAGGGTAACGAGATCTCCGGTGTGTCCATCGAGCGCCGGCAGAAACAGGGATCGCGCGTCACGTTTCACTTTGTCGACAACCTGTCGAAGGCTATCCGCTTCACGGGCAAGCAGATCATCGACCTGATCCCGAAGATCTACGACACCAAACGCATCATCCGCATCCTGGCTGAAGACGGCGAGGAGCAGCAGATCCAGATTGATCCGACGCAGAAGGTGCCGCTGCAGCAGAACAAGGACGAGGGCGAAGCCAAGGTCGCTGCGATCTTCAACCCGAACGTCGGCAAGTACGATGTCGTTGCCAAGGCTGGTCCGAACTTCGAGACACGCCGCGAAGATGCGTTCAACGCGATGACGCAGCTTCTGGCCTCGGCGCCTGAATTGGCGCAGGTCATTGGCGATCTGTACATGGGCAACGCGGACTTCCCCGCTGCCGATAAGCTGCAAGAACGCATGCGTAACTGGATCCCGAAGGCGATCTTGGGAGAAGGCCCGTCACCGGAAGAACAACAACTCCAACAGCAGCTGCAGCAGGCCATGCAGGTCATCCAGCACTTGCAGCAGGAACTGCAGGACAAGACCAAGGCTCAGGAAATGGAGAAGCAGCGCCTCGACATGGACGCACTGAACCATCTTGCCCTGCGCATGGAGAACGACAAGGAAACCATCGTCC